CGACCTATACCACGACACCCGAAAAACAGGGTTAACGGAGGTAACGCACAATGGATAACGAAAGAACCGCAGTCATCACCATCGGTGACGAGGAGTACACGCTGCTCCTCACAACCAAAGCCACCAAGGAGATCGCCGGTCGATACGGCGGACTGGAAAACCTCGGAGAGAAGCTGATGAAGTCCGAGAACTTTGAAATGGCTATCGGAGAGATCGTGTGGCTGATTACGCTTCTGGCAAATCAGAGCATCCTCATTCACAACCTCAAGGAAAAAGAGCATCCCAAGGAGCTGCTCACCGAAGATGTGGTGGAGCTTCTGACCACGCCCCTCGACCTCGCCGGATACAAAACCGCCATTACGGAGGCGCTCTACAAGGGCACCAAGCGGAATGTGGAAAGCGAGAAAGACTCAAAAAACGCGCAAGTCGGGTAACGGTCTCCGATGCGGAGCTGTTTACCCGGCTTCTTTATTACGGCCTTGCCCACCTTCATCTGTCGCAGGATGAGGTGTGGCTGATGCCGTTTGGCCTGCTGCTGGATCTGTGGGAGTGCCACAAACAGTATAACGGGCAGGCTGTTCCTGCTCACGAACACTACATTGACGATATTATCCCGGACGGCATTTAAGGAGGTGACGGTACATGGCAGACAGTTTCGGACTGAAGATCGGTCTTGAGGGTGAAAAAGAGTTCAAAAAAGCACTTGCAGACATCAACCAGTCCTTCAAGGTGCTCGGCTCCGAAATGAAGCTCGCCACCTCTCAGTTTGATAAAAACGATAAATCCGTGGAGGCTCTCGCCGCACGGAATAAGGTGCTGCGAAAAGAGATCGATGAGCAGACGACAAAAATCGATACCCTTCGCAAGGCTCTGCAGAATGCCGCCACCTCCTTTGGGGAGAATGACCGCCGCACCCAGAACTGGCAGATCCAACTCAACAATGCCGAAGCCGCCCTCAACGACATGAACCGTGAGTTGGACGAAAATGAGAAAGCCATCAAGGAGGGCGGCAAGGCTGCGGAGGAATCAGGCAGTAAGTTTGAAGGCTTCGGCAAGGTTCTCAAAACCGTAGGTGTGGCACTCGGTGCAGTTGCCGTCGCCGCAGGTGCCGCCGCCGTGAAGCTCGGCAAAGAGGTCATCGCCGCCTATGCAGACTACGAGCAGTTGGTCGGCGGTGTTGACACCCTGTTCAAGGACTCCTCGCAGGAGATCCAGCGGTACGCTGCCAACGCATACAAAACGGCAGGGCTTTCTGCCAACGAGTACATGGAGACGGTCACGGGCTTTTCCGCAAGCCTGATCCAGTCCCTCGGCGGCGATACCGAGAAAGCCGCAAAGTATGCGGATATGGCAATCACGGATATGTCCGACAACGCCAATAAGATGGGTACGGATATGTCCTCTATTCAGAATGCCTACCAAGGGTTCGCCAAGCAGAACTACACGATGCTCGACAACCTCAAGCTGGGCTACGGCGGTACAAAGCAGGAAATGGAACGCCTGCTTGCCGATGCGGAGAAGATATCCGGCGTCAAGTACGATATCTCTTCCTACGCAGATGTGGTGGAAGCTATCCATGTCATGCAGGAGAGCATGGACATTGCAGGAACGACAGCCAAGGAAGCGGAAGCCACCATTTCCGGCTCTGTCAATGCGCTGAAATCCGCCGTGTCGAATCTCATCGTAGGCTTTGGTGATGCGGACGCTGACATGGAGCTGCTGTGCAACAACATGGTGGATGCCTTCAAGACCGTGGTGGCAAACATCACACCGGTCATTGAAAACATCGTGGCGGCTCTGCCCACGGCGATGGACGCTCTGCTGACGGCTGTGGGTGAACTGCTGCCCACGCTGCTGGAAGCGGTCACCGAACTCTTCTCGCAGGTGCTGGAAACGCTGCTTTCTTTGCTTCCGCAGCTTATCCCGGCGGCGGTGTCTGCGCTCATGACCATCGTGAACACGCTGATCGAGAATCTGCCCCTGCTTATTGAGGCCGCAGTTCAGCTGGTATCTACACTTGTGACAGGCATTGCGGATGCACTGCCCACGCTCATCCCGGCAGCGGTGCAGGCTATCGTCACCATCGTACAAGGACTGGTGGACAGCCTGCCGATGCTCCTTGACGCAGCCTTACAGCTTATAACAGGGCTTGCCCAGGGACTATTGGACGCACTGCCTGTGCTGATTGCAGCGCTGCCGGAGATCATCAATGGCATCATTACCTTTCTGCTGGACTCCATCCCGCAGATTATCGAAACAGGCATTCAGCTTCTGACCTCGCTTGTTGCCGCATTGCCGGATATCATTATGGCAATCGTGGAAGCCATTCCGAAAATCATTGATGGCATTATCAACGCGGTGCTAAATGCGATACCGCTCATTATTCAGGCAGGCATCGACCTGCTGATTTCGCTGATACAGGCTTTGCCGCAGATCATCACGACCATCGTGCAGGCGATTCCGCAAATCATCTCCGGCATTGTCAATGCCCTCATCGGGAACATCGATAAGATCATCATGGCAGGTGTGCAGTTGTTTGTTGCGCTGATTGAAAACCTTCCCACCATCATCGTGGAGATCGTCAAGGCCGTGCCGCAGATCATCACGGGCATCGTGAAAGCCTTCGGCTCTCTGATGTATAAGATCGTAGAAATCGGCGGCAACATCGTCAAGGGGCTGTGGAGCGGTATTACCCAGCTTGCCTCGTGGCTGTGGGATAAGGTGTCCGGGTGGATCTCCTCCATCTGGGACGGCATCTGCGATTTCTTCGGTATCCATTCGCCCTCGAAAGAGATGGCGTGGGTCGGTGAAATGCTGGTCAAGGGTCTGGCTGGCTCCATTGACGACAACGGCGATGAAGCGGTCAAAGCCGCAGAAGGAATGGCGGAGGACATCAACGGCGTCATGGGCGACCTTGCCCATGATATGCAGACGGCTCTGCCCACCGACTTTGATGTGAACGGCTCGATCCGCTCCGCCATGGACGGTGTGGTCGGCAAGGCGGCATCCGCTTTCACCATTGCCCTGAACATTACGAACTTCAACAATTACAGCAGTGAGGATATCCGTCAGCTCACCTCCGAAGTCATGGAAACGGCGAACCAGTTTGCCCAGCGGAAAGGAGTGGTATTCGCATGACCTATTTTACCTACAACGGCCGCAGTTCCGCTGAGTTCGGTCTGCATATCGAGAAAAAGGATGTGTTCTCAGCACCGGAGTATGATGCGGAGTTCATCTCCATTCCCGGTCGGAGCGGCGACATCATCAATCCCAACCGCCGCTTTGCCAACATCAAGGTCACCTATACCGTGTTCCTCGCTCGGAAGAATATAGCCGCCCTTGCCTCCGTCCTGCGGGACATAAAGGGCTGGCTGTATTCCGAGCCGGACAGATACCACGAAATCACCGACTCTTACGATGCGGAGTATTTCCGCTACGGTGTCATCTCCGGCAATCTGGACATTGAGGAGCAGCTAAACAAGGTCGGCAGTTTTACCGTGACCTTCAACTGCAAGCCGTATAAATACAGCTTTACAGGACAGGAGACGGTGGCGGCTGACGCCTCCGAATTGACGATTACCAATCCGACGGCGTTTGAGAGCCGACCGTACATCAAGCTCTATGGCAGCGGTGCAGTAGCACTGATGATACAGCCCCAGAGCCGTGGCTTGATGATCTCCGATCTGGATGAGTACATCGAGATCGACAGTGAGCTGATGAACTGCTTCAAAGGCACCGTTCTCAAAAACGACACTGTCAAAGGAGCAGAGTTCCCGATTCTCAAACCAGGTGTTTGCACCATCAACTGCACCGGCAATGTGACGAGGATCGAGGTCATTCCGAGGTGGTGCTGTCTGTAAGGTCGCTCCCGATTGTAAGCGGTAGAAAAATTCAAAAAAATATGGTATAATGTTTTTAAGTGAGAACGACAAGTCGGAATTTATAAAGGAGAATATTGATGAAACTATTTTTATGTTCGCATTTTTCAAGTGTAGGAAGTCTGATAAAGGAAGAAATTGAAAATAAGAAAGTCGCATTTATTCCAACAGCTTCGCTGCGTGAAGGCTACACCGGTTATGTCGGCTCGGCTCGAAAATTATTCAAAAAGTTGGGAGCAATCGTAACTGAAATTGATATTTCAACGGAGGCTTATTCAACGATACAGTCTGTTTTTGAAGATGCAGATGTGATATATTTTACCGGCGGAAATTCTTTTTTTCTTATGGACCGGCTCCGTAAAACGGGAACTGATGGGCTGCTGAAAAAGGAATTGGCAAATGGAAAATTGATGATCGGCGAGTCGGCAGGCGCAATTATATGCGCTCCAAGCATCCAATATATCGAGCAAATGGATGAAAAGCCGGAGGACTACTCACAAGAAGATGATGCAGGGCTTGATTTGATTGATTT